CCAGTCGGCTAGTGCCAGATGGGGCTGAGTTTCATAACATTCCAGCCCATTATTTGCGATTTTCATGAGGTAATCGATACCGTGTTTAATGCCGTGAATGTCAATGTATTGAACCAGCAACTTCGCGCCGTTCTTATTGACACTGTAGCAGTGTGTCGCGCCGATATACAAGTCTTTATTCAACGGATCAACTGATAAGTTCAGCCCGTAATAATTCGGGTTTGAATCCTGATCCATATCCGTATCCACCTCTTTCGATTTTGATGTATCAGTATTCAAAACAAGATCGCGGTTATAAACGTGTTTTACCTTATCTCTCTTTTCGCTGAACATGTGATACCCCATAAAAATAACGTCACGGTTTACGCATTCATCGTGAAGCGCATGAATGGCGCGTTTAAAGTGGGGCCGAAGTTCGAAATCGTCTTCCATAATCAAATAAAATTCATGGTTTGAATCTGCCAGAAGCTGTTTCCAAAGACGGTAATGACTTAACGCGCACCCAATGACGCCGCGCTTAGATCCAAAGTCGTTTCCTTGGAACAATCGTTTTATTTCAGTGGTCGGGACAATTTCAGCACCGTCAACTGCATCCACGAACTCGTAACCGCGACCATCCTGATCCATGATTCCGGCAGAAGCAAGTTTTGAAATGCTTTCTTCTCTACGGTCGGGGCGGCGCTTTAGGTTTACGATTTTAATTGGAATCTCTCGCTCTTGAAATTCAAATTCGCTAGATGATGCGGGTTTTGATACGATCTCATCAACCTCGTCTTCTATTTCTAAATCTGGTTCTTGATATTCTGGCGCTTGTTCTGGTTCCGGTTCTAGTGCCAGTGCCAACGTTGACACTTCTTCCGATTTCTTTTGAAACTGGTTTTCGTTATTCAACTCGTATGCGTTGGAAATGGTTTTATCGTGACGTTCGGAAGTAAGACGTCCAATGTGCCGGTTTGTAATGCGGTTAAAAAACGCGGATTTAAACCCGCGTTCAACCCATTTCTTAGCATAATCCATTTCAAAAAACTGGTTCTCAGTATTAAAATCGCCAGTTTCAAAAACGGCGTCGACGTCAATAAGAGCAGGACGAAAGCTGTAATGCGGCCAGTAATGACAGTTGCTATAAGCATATGACGCATTTGGATCGTCCTTATACTCGTGCAGCACAGCCCCGATTTTAATACCCTTGCCACCATCAATCTCGCGAAGCCTCTCGGACGTCTGGGCGTCAAAGTTGCTATGGCTAAAGATTTTATAGTCATCGATGGTCTCGCCATAATTGCGGTTAAACAGGACTTGTCGTACTCCGTGCGATTCTTTCAACGCTTCCAGGTACTTTATTGCCGGGGTTACATAGTCCATACGCGTATGAAACAGGAAATCGTCTTCCATGTGGATCCAGTATTTGGGGCGAATGCGGTTCAGCATGGTGTAAATGATGTTCATGCTTTCCCGATGACCCTTTTGCTCCGGGCGTTTCATATAATACCGAATCCAGCCGTAATTCTTGCGCATACGGTTTCGTTCCTCAATACTGGAGTTATCATCAACGCAAAACCAAAAATCCACATCTTCCACATCGGTCCATTGGTTGATAATGGAGTTAATGGTTTGCTGAAACAGGTCGTACCGTTTGCATGTGGTAAACGTCAGCATGACCTTGACATTCTTCACGCGCCTATTTTTGAAGTTGTATGACGTATAACGGGTAAGGTGCGACCGGTTCAAGCCAAACAGGGTATTCCACAGCTCACACGCGCTTTTAGCGATTTGAAGCCCGTTTCTTGCAGTTTCTGCGATATACTGTTCCAAATTGACAAACATCTTATGCGTGAATCGGTCCTTCATCATGAGGTCCTTATAAAACATGACGTTATTAATGGTTGACGTGTAGTATCCGACTGGAACGCGTGATGCGGTAAGAATTTGCTTGCAGCACTCGTACCCGCTGGCAGAGTCTCCCGTATAGTACGCCGAAATGGAATTATTGTATTCAATGCAGTAGTCATATTTTCCTTGATTTACGAACAGCTTATCTGTCTGGTTTCTAGAATACCCCTTATATTTGTGGTACATCAAATTTACAAGGGTGTTCATACCGTGATTTCGGTATTGTTCAATTAAGGTTGCAACCCCTTCAATGCGTTCCGAATCGTAGTTGGATGACATGAGCAAATAGTTCTGGCTCTTCATTAGCGTCTCGCGGCTTTTATCTTTATCGGGATGGCGTTCATATAATTCAGCCAACATGAGGCAACTATAATACTTTTCCTGGGTCCAGTTGTTCAGTGTAAGAACACGTTCATACCATTGAATGGCGTCTTTGATGTATGCATCTCCACCGTCCTTGTAACTCTGCGCGCAATAAAATGCGTACCGCTCCGCCATTCCTTTATCGCCGCCGTTCATTTCATCGTTGAACCCGCGTTCTAAAATGCGCGCATCGTCCAAATACTTGTTTGCGACATTATTCCTGGCTCCTCGGCGCCCAGATTCAACGTAATAGTTACCCTGGATGGTTTCACTTTTTCCGCTTGCTTCGGTACAGGTAATAAATTCATGAAGCACGCCTTTAAACTGCCACCGCTGGCGACTGTTTATCATCAAGACACGCAAATAATTGAACCCGTTTCCAAATTTAAAATGGTACGAGTCCGACCGGAGCGGTTGAACGAGCTCGAAGTCTCCGACAATCTTATCATCCGCGTCGAAAATAAACGAATAATCGGCCTTATTGTATGCGGCATTCAATGCAAGGGTTCGATTATGTCCAAAATCGCGCCACACATGATCGTGAATTTCTCCCGCGACGCCCTTTTCGGAAAAAAAGTTTGCAATGATGCTTTTTGTCGCATCCGTAGATCCGGTATCGCATATGACATAATAGTCAAACTTTACATAAGAGTACAAATTCTCAAGTGTTTCTGCGATGACGTGTGCCTCATTTTTTACAATCATATTTAAACAAATTGTTTTTCGGTTCAAATTATTGTGCATATTTGGAAATGATGATGGAGACGATCCCGCATAAAGCCGATTATCGAACCCGTGAGCTTTAGCTTGAGATTGATTTTGTTTTGTTGAATTGGAATTCTCGATCGCATGCAATGTATTTTTCAAACCGGTCTTTTTGTCTTGCATTTCAGCAACCAGTTCTGCGGCTGCGCCTTCTTTTTGAATGTCTCTGACATTTGTAGTCTTCCCTTTACCGTCAGATGGTTGTTGGATACTACTCATATTTATCTCGTGTATTAAACTTAATTAATTGGTATGAATACATGTTTTTTATTATTTAATACATTTTTTGAAAGGTTTCAATTTGTTATTTTAGTTGATTTATTGAGTTAGTTTTTATTTATTAACATACTTTTCTCTCATACCATTCAGGTGGTGAGCGCGGCGACTTCCAGGTCGCTATTTTTTGTTTTTCAGGCGACATGTAGTAGGCTCTGTATGAGGAAACTGCATCTCCGTCCAGAGACTTGTATTCATTAGGCATTGCAAGTGCAAACGGAGTGATACCGCGCACCTCGTCCACGGGAAATTTCTCATTCGCGGGAATATGTGCGCGCAAATGTTCAGCAATCAGGTACGATTTGTGAACTTTTGTTTCGGGGTGCCCGTAGCGGTATTTCCATTCCGTATGCATGGCGTCGATGACGTCCAGGGTCCATACAAAATTGGCGCGAGATGTGCGGCACCAGATTGTAACGGGGTGATTCTTGTGGGCTAGTTTGTATAAGACTGCATCTGTCTCACTTTCTTCTGGATCCAGGACGCGCTTCGCGGTACAAAGCATTTGAACTGCTTCAAGCAAGATTTTTGAGATGTGTTTGTCCATCATGGATTCCGCAATTTCGGCGGGAATCAATGATAGAATAAATAGATTCATGTTGTGTTGTTGTCTTGGGTTGTTGTTGACGCTAAAGTAAATATAAAAGTAAATAAGTTTTTAATTTCAATTTTTTATGAGGATGATGATTGGTGCATATCGCGTACAAGCTGACGCGCTGGAACACCGCCGCGGACCCAGCCGTCTACTGCCACACCTTCGATGAAATTCGCAGAGTTGTTCAGAGTTGCTTCTAAAACTGGAAGCAGCGGCGTATTGGAATATGCCATATAGCACTGTTCGCTTAACATGTTGACACTGCGCCGATTTGTAAAGTTGTCACCCTGCATAAGTTGCGACTCAAGAACGGGGTTTACTTTACCGCGACCCAGGAAGGGTACGGTTTTATATGGGCGCTCGTTCAAGCTGAGTTTATCTTTATTGTAGGTGTTTTCACTTCCGATGGTGAGTTTGGAATTGGTGTCGATGTTGCATCCGCCAATACCCACCTGGTGCGATCCGTTGTAAAACACGTTGGGCTGAGATGTTGCAAAATCAATTGGACGCGACATTGTGCAGTCTGAAGCAAAGTAATTCAATAAATTGTAATTTGCTAAATTTAAATTTTGAACATTTCGTTGGCTGACATCGATGTTGTCGTTTCCAATCCGGGATAAGTTATCGAAAATATATGACATTGGTAAAAATAATTTTAATTGTATATATGTTGTTAAATGATATTATTTATTTTATTTCCAACTTTAAATTTATTTTTACAAAATCAAATCATTCAAAAATGGAAAAAAAATTGAAATGTTTTTTCAATATACTATAATTGTGATGCAGTGATTCCATTCTACGTTATACGTTTACCGATCAATACCCAATACTCAATATGTCAAGCAACAACAACAATACCAGTTCCAGTTCCAACAACAAGTCGTTTTGCAAGGTGTGCAAGGATGCCGGATGTTCTGAAAGTCAATACACGAGCCATTTCGTCAAGGACCAGCCCGGTCCCAACGGAAAAGTCGTGTGCCCGACTCTACTGAACCAGTCTTGTCGCATTTGCAACCAGACCGGCCATACCTCGTCATACTGCAAGCAATACAAGCCAAGACCCAGCCGCGAAGAACCCCGTCATCAAGAGCCCCGTCGCGAAGAGCCTCGTCGCGAAGAGCCCCGTGATTACCGCCATGAAGAGTCTCGTGAATACCGTCGTGACGACTACCGCCGTGAAGAGCCTCGTGATTACCGTCGCGAAGAATACCGTCGCGACGACTACCGTCGTGAAGAGCCTCGTGATTACCGCCGTGACGACTACCGTCGTGAAGAGCCTCGTGATTACCGCCGCGAAGAGCCTCGTCATGAAGACTACCGTCGCGAAGAGCCCCGTCATCAAGACTACCGTCGCGAAGAGCCCCGTCATCAAGAGACTCAACGTCGCGCGCCATACGCTCATCATCACGGACCTCGCGTTCGTCTTCAACTTGAAGCCCCGGCGTTGTCTGCTCCTGCTCCTGCTCCTTCTCCATTGTTCGACATGCCTCCCTGGGGCACTCCTAAATACTGGAGAATGTTTCAGACAGATACTTCGTCCTCAGAGCCTGCGAAACGCGCGGTCATCATCGGTGATGAGGAATTGTCGAGCCTGCCAATTACTCAAATTGATGTTCGCAAGGTCAACCTGAAGTCGGAACCTGTCTGGGACAACGAGCCTCTAGTCAGCATGGACGCAGAACATCGTCGAATTTTGGAGGACGCATTCATGGCTTCTCTCATCAGCGACGAAGACTTCGACTTCATCGTCACGGCCGACGAAGACAACATGGGCGGAAGACGCGCAATCAACAACGGCGATTAAATTCTGAACGGCGACTCTGAACGATCAAGATCAGTACAGGTAATAAAATAATTGTGTATATGTGTAACTAACACTTTTTTACTTTTTTTTATATATACTATGTATATAGTATACATAACAATCCCTAGTACAAAATGTTAATACATAATATTTTATCACCGAGTGAAATAAATGATATAGTCAACCATCCAGTCGTTCAAACGCATAAAGCGCAATTATCCGATACAGATGTAGTGAAATTTTCACTTCCACTGGCACCCGATATCAGAGATAAGTTGTCAGCTAGATTAGGAATAAGTTTATCATCTCGTACCACCATTCCCATGAGATGGATTAAGGGAGATACTCAACCGCATATCGACCGGGGTGAAAGCCAATTTACAAAAACACATTTAGTTTATTTGACATCCAGTGGTGGAAGTTTAGTTATAGATGGACAAGCGTATCCAATACATGCCGGCGACGCGCATATTTTTAGCGAGGGGCTTGAACATTTTACGATAAATACTGGAACTACAGAGCGGTTACTTCTAGGTCCAATGAGTGAAACTGGTTTTGGCGTAGGCGCGGCTGTTTACATTAAATACTTTGAGAATAGAGCCGATGTGGAAAATAATACTAATTGGATTAATTCGGATAATTATACAGTTCAGCCAGTAAACGATATTTCATCATGGATCATTTATAAAAACGATTTTGGTACAAGTCCGAGCCCGAACGGAGGACCCTATAATTCTGGCACAGAATTGATAAACACCGGGACTTACTTTTTATATCCCTACATTCCACCACCATTCCTATTTTTTGCGGAAGCATGTTTTCAAACAATGCACAAGTGCATTACAAGTCGCACAGTTTATCCACGGGTAGCGGTGGGAGCGGTGTACGAAACTCGCGATATAAAAAACGAAGAACGTAATAAAACATGCTATGCTATGCTGCAGGGGGCAGAGCCCCCTTAAACCCCCTCATCGTAAAGGAGGGGTGCGGGGAACCTGGGTTCCCTGGCTATGCCTATGCGCCGACCACTTGTCCTATCCTCGTATTGTTCCTGCTGCATGCAAACTCATCCCCTTCTTTACATGATACCATATCGCCGTAACAAAATTCTGCAAACGCGCGCTGGTCGTTATTTACACGAGTATTCGCAGTTGCGTAAAAACTGCGCATGGATTGATCGAATTCAAAGTTATCTCCTAAATTGGAAAATAGTTTATTGTAAATGTCGCGAT